TCATCTGGAGATTCTTGGGCATTAATTGTAAATGCAGATGGTGCTAATTTTGCACCAGGAACTCCATATGATATTAGGGGAACAATTGATTTAGTTAGTTATAGTGGATCTTCACAATTTGTATCAAAACAAGTTACTGGTGAATCTACGCCTGTATCTTATGTAATGTCGTCAAGATCCAATGGATTATATTTTTGGCCTCAAAAAGGAGCACAATCTTTATCTAGAGATGGTACATTTAATATAGGTGCATCACCATCTACAATTAATACCAGTTCACGATTTACAATTGAAGTATTTAGTGGCAGTAGTGCATCAAATCCACAAACATATCATTTACATAAAGCAATTGAAGTAACATATGGAAGTTCAAGTTTGACCACAACTTTTTGTGTAAGTAGTAGTGGACAAGTATATTCCACAGGATATAATGTAATTAGCAGTTCAAATTTTGCATATACAAGTTCACTTTCATCTGGAAGTTTTGCTGTAATAGAAAATAATGGTGTTATGTATTTATTTGCTAGAAGTGCGAATGGTACATTAAGATCTGCAAGTTTATCATAAAATGAGTTATAAAATAGGTTATAAAATATTTGTTCAAATAGCAAGTTATAGAGATCCCGAATTAATTCCAACAGTTTTGGACTTGGTTGAAAAAGCTAAGAATCCAGAATCATTGAGAATTGTTGTTGCTTGGCAACACGATGACAATGAATCATTGGAACCAATCAAACATTTGGTTGAATTTATTGATATACCATATGTTGAAAGTAAAGGTGTATGTTGGGCAAGAAATTTAATACAGCAAAAATATAATGGTGAAGAATATACACTTCAATTGGATTCACATCATAGATTCATTCAAAATTGGGATGAAGAATTGATTGAAATGTATAATAAATGTAAAGAAATGGGAAGTGATAAACCATTAATTACTGCTTATTTACCTCATTATGATCCAGACAAAGAAGAATTTTTACAAGAAGTCTGGAAAATGAATTTAGAAAAGTTTATGGATGAAGGACCGATGTTTTTCATACCTGAACCATTAACCGAAACATATAATAATCCAATTCCCTCAAGATTTTATAGTGGACATTTTGCTTTTACAGATGGAGAATTTAGTAAACAAGTTCAACACGATCCAAATTACTATTTTTATGGTGAAGAAACTAATATTGGTGTAAGAGCTTATACACATGGGTATGATTTATATCATCCAAATAAAATTGTTGCATGGCATTATTATACAAGAGAAAAAAGGCCAAAACATTGGGATGATCATATTATAGAAGGAAGTGATTGGAGTAAATTGGACAATGATTCTACAAATAGACACAAAAAATTATTTGGTATGGATGGTTTTGATAAATTGATTGATTCAATTTATAATTTTGGAAATGTAAGAACGATTGAAGATTACGAAACATATGCTGGCATACGATTTAAAGATCGTTATATAAGTGAATATACTAAAAATAATTTATTTCCTCCAAATCCAATTGAATAAAAATTTGATTTTTTCCCAATTAAATGATATATATTCTTTAGATTACTAAAGTGGTAATCCTTGTATGTCCCTAAAAGAATACATGAAAATGGGTCTATAATAGACCATTTAAGAAAGGAAAAATATATATGTCAGTAGTAAAATATCAAAATAATCCGTTATTTCGTGCAGTTCATCGTGATGAGTTTTTAACTCCATTTGATCAAATTTTCGATGAATTTTTCAAAGCAAATGCTCCTTCTTTTAGTCAAGACTTTGGTGCAGACTTTTTTGAAAAGGGGTCATATCCAAGAGTAGATGTTATTGACTATAGTGATAAAGTTGTTATAGAAGCCGAAGTTCCAGGTTTAAGTAAACAAGATGTAAATGTTGAAGTGGAACAGAATGTACTTACAGTTAGTGGTGGAAAAAGCAAAAATGTTACAGATTCACAAGGTGGAAAGTATATTAGACGAGAATTGAAACGATCTAGTTTCCGAAGATCATTTACTTTGGGAGATAATATTGAAAAAGATACTGTATCCGCTACATTTGAAAACGGTATTCTATTAATTACTCTCAATAAAGTAAAACCTGCGACACCTGATGTAAGAAAAGTTACGATTAAGTAACTGGTTATATATTTATTATATACCCTCTATTGTTATAAACAGTAGAGGGTTTTTTCTTTTTTGACTATATATACAGTATGAAAACACAATTTACCTTTGAAAGAATAGTAGGCTTATCCTCGTTATTTATAGCGAGTTGCGCTGCATTTTTTAGTATAATTGGTATAGGTATGTTGTTTAGTGGATCGGCAATAGCATCTATGATTATGGCTAGTTCACTTGAAATTGGTAAATTGGTTGCTACTACATTTTTATATAGATACTGGAAAAGATCACAATTGTTATTAAAGACATATCTTATTTTATCGGTTGTTGCATTGATGTTTATTACATCTTTAGGTATTTTTGGTTATTTAACATCTGCATATCAACAATCTGCAATTGAAAATAAATTGAGTGAAGAAAAAATTGTTTATATACAAGACCAAAAAAAGATGTACAGTGATAAAATAAGTGATGCGAAGAAAAGAATTGAAAACATCAGTAAATTAAGAGTTAGTCAAGAAGAAAGATTGAATGAAAGTATGACCAATGTAATCATCAGTCGTAACCCAATTCAACTAGCACAAATACAACAATCAACAAAAGAGTTTATTGATAAGAGTGAAAAGGACATAGATACTGAAAATAATAAAATCCAGACAACTGTTGATGAAATACAAAAATTAGATAAACAAATATCAGATATTAAGATAAAAAGTGGTGGTCAGAAAGATTTACAAACATTTAAATTTGTTGCAGATGAATTTGGTGTAGATATAAATAAAGTAGTTAAATGGTTTATTATTTGTCTTATATCAGTATTCGATCCACTTGCAATTTGTTTATTATTAGCATATAATACTACATTAGGCGATGTAATTTATGTAAAACCTACGGTTAAAGTAGAAGAAAATCCGAAGAAAGAACCAACATTAGAAGAAATATTTGAACAGGCAAAAGAAGAAGCCACACATGAAGTTAAAGAGGGTCAACTAATAAAAGAAATTATTAAAGAAGTTCCTGTTCATATCGAAAAAGAAGTAATAAAAGAAGTACCTATAGAAAAGGAAGTAATAAAAGAAGTGGTGGTGGATAATAGTTATAAACCTAACCATTTTAGTTTTTAAATTAAAATTACTAAAATAGTAATAATTATTTGATTTTAGAAATTTTTACGATATATTTAATTATCAGTTTACTATTAAAATATTATGGATGAATTTGATATAAAAGAAGTATTGGATATTCTCAAAGAAGCAGAAAAAACCCAAGATTGGGATTTAGTGAATGAATCAATATCATTTATGGAAGAATATCTTGATAATGGTGACGGTTCGGATTATGATTGATTTATGTTAACACTAATAATAATACTCACAGTAGTATTGACGGTTTCAATATGCGCAAACATTTATTTTTTTATTAAAATGAATGATTTATTGGATGTAATCGAAACAATGCAACAATGGAACGACCAATACAAAAATTTGGTAGAAAACACATATCGTAAATTAAAAGAAATTGATGAAAAACAAATTTTTGAAAAAGACGATGATGTTGGTTTTGTTTTTTCAGAGATAGTGAAGCTGATTGAATTAATCAAAGAAAAATCTAAATGAAAAAATCTAATAAAAAAATGAAGGTTTTAAAAAAAAGAGATGTTAAGAAAAAAGTTGTAAAAAATCTTAATAAAAAAGTCTCCGTAAAATCAACAAAACAAAAAAAGAAAATGGTTATAAACAAAGTTAAGAAAGAAAAGAAAGTTATTCCACTTAAAAAGGAAAAAAATATTAGGAAACCAACGCCTAAGATTATTATTGAAGAACCTTATGTAGAACCAGAATCTCCCAAGAAGAAATCTACAGAAAAAATGTATTTTACTAAAGATACAGAAATGTATATCATCAAATACAATAAAGAAGAAGACCAAAATATCAGAAATGATATTTATGAAACTCACATTAAGAATGCATTTGAAAAGTTGGTGGAAAATGTATTCAATACATTCAAATTTACATATTTTGATAATAGTCCCATCGAAATTCAGAAAGAAACTGTTGCACATTTGGTTTCTAATATGAATAAGTTCGAAGAAGGTAAAGGTAAAGCATTTAGTTATTTCAGCATTGTTGCTAAGAATTATCTTATTTTTCATAATAATGGTAATTACAAAAAATATAATCAACATGTAAATATTGCTGATACTCCAAGTGAATCTTCAGTCTGTTTACAAACTGTTGATTCACATCATAAAGATACAGAAACCAATGAATTTCTTAAATTAATGGTTGATTATTGGGAAAGAAATGTTGGTCGTATTTTTACTAAACAAAGAGATTTGAACATTGCTAATGCAGTAATAGAATTGTTTAGAAGTTGTGATAGAATTGATGCATTTAATAAAAAAGCATTGTATCTTTATATTAGAGAAATTTCATCATGTAAGACACAACAAATTACCAAAGTAATAAATAAAATGAAGAGTTACCAAAAGGTAATTGCACAATCTTATTTAGATAAAGGTAAATTAAATTGATAGTGTAATTATTCAAATCCATATCTATTTATAGGTATGGATTTAGATTTTGAACTATATAAGGGTAAGAAATATTCAAACTTACTCAAGGATGTTGTAATCAATTCTGAACAGAAAAAAGATCAAATTGATATCTTAGTATCTGATTTAAGAAGTATGATTAAAACACCAAACGATGCTATTGTCATCGTTCCTCTTATTAAAGATTACTTGGATGTAAGTGTTAGGAACGATGAACAGTTGGTAAAATTAGCTGCAATAGTACAAAGATTGGTTAGTAATGATAATAAAGGTGCAGAAGAAGTAGGTGGATTGTCAGAAGAAGAAAGACAACAGTTAATGGCTGAAGTTGGTAAAATCACCGAAACAATGAATACACCAATAGAAATTAAGAAATAATATGCCATATTTTAATATTAAATCGTCTCCTATTAGTTTCGGACAATTAAACAATATTGGATTGTCTGTTGGAAATCAATCAGGTACTGCGGCTTCTGCAAATGAATTTTATGAATTGGAACCAGCAATTGTGTTGGATGTAATCTTAGATGAAACACATCCTGAAATTGTAAATAAAAGACATTTAGTAGATTCAAGAAACATTCCACAAAATTATAAAGGAGATCAACCTACTAATAGAGATATAGATTACACTTACATTGGTGCATGTAAAGTAAGATTATGTTTTTCACAACAAGGATTAGAAAAAGAAAAATTATCATGGGCTTTTCCAATGGAATCTACCGGAATAGTAGAATATCCATTATTAAATGAAGTTGTAATTGTTGTAAAATATTTGGATAAATTATTCTATACTAGAAAATTAAATCTAAACGGATTTGTAAATCAAGAATCTAATTTTAGATTAGAATCTTTCTATGGAAATAATACAGGAAATAAAGATTTAGTATCTGATGATGATATAAAAACCGAATCTATTACAGGTCCAAAATCTTTAAATGCACACAAAAAGATTGCAAATAATCAAGTAAAAGGTGTATTGGGTTCGTATTTCTTATCAAATTCTAAGATTAGAAAATTAAGAAGATATGAAGGAGATACTACAATTGAAAGTCGTCATGGACAATCTATTCGTTTTAGTGCTTATGATAATATAAGAGAAAATGATAAAGGTTTTTATCCAGATTATAAGGGTGATTCTACTGTAAATACGCCTAATGAAGGATGTGGCAATCCAATGGTTATAATTAGAAATCGTCAAAGAAAATTATCATTGGATAAACCTATAGTAGTACATCCTAAACTTCCACTAATTCCTACAATTACGGATTCACAAAAAAATGTTGGTGGTTTAATAGATGAAGATATAAATCACGATGGTAGTTCAATTTATATTACATCTGGATTAACAAAATCAAAATGGAGAACAACTTGTTATAAATCTATATTCCAAGCAGGCAAAGAAGAACAACCATTGTTTTCCCCTGTGGGATCTACTGCATTTAATTTTGATATAGAAAATTTAAAAGGAGATCAAGTAGTAATTAATACTGATAGATTAATATTGAGTAGTAGATTTGGTGAATCATTACATTTTTCAAAAGAAAGATATGGAATTGTAACAGATAGTGAATATACGGTTGATGCGCATGATCAGATTGTAATGACCACAAATAACAAAACAGTATTTAATAGTCCTGCTATTTATTTGGGTCAATATGGACAAACAAATGAACCAGTATTATTAGGTCAAACTACTGTAGATTGGTTATATGATTTGTGTAATTGGTTATTAGATCACGTACATTGGTACAATCATACGCATCCAAAAACAGGAGGACCAAATCCAGATAAAACTCAAGAAACTGTTCAAGATAAACAATTAAAGTTTTTAAGAGACAATCTTGATAAATTGATGAGTAGAAGAGTATTTGTTACAGGTGGTGGTTATGCTCCAGGAGTAGATGGAGTTACTCCAGAAGGATTTAAGAATGCAACTGAACCAGTATCTGTTAATATAGTATCGGGTGAAGGTTTGCCAGGAGAATTTAAAGGTAAGTTAAGAAGAGAAGGACCAGTAGAAGTTCAATTTGAACAAGTATGATAAACAAACTTAAATCATTTAAAGATATTGATCCAGCATTACCTGGACCGCCTACAGAAGCGTCAAATGGATTAAAATTTGCAATTGCAAAAAAATCGGATATAGCATCAAGTATACCAAAACCTTCAATTCCTGCAATTCCATCTGTTCCACCATTACCTAGTGTTCCATCAGTTCCTAATGTATCTACACCAAGTTTACCTAACATATCTGGTATAAGTACACCATCAGTTCCGCCATTACCTAGTGTTCCGAATGTACCTTCAGTTGGTATACCAAAAGTATCTGCTCCAAATTTTAGTCCACAACATTTTAGTCCTGGCAAAATTGCAGGAAAAAGTGTTGACAGATTAACTGGTGCAGTAAAATCTGTTGGAAGTGCAGCTAGTAAGGTTGTTAGTAAATTGGGAGGTGGTATTGGTGGAGGAGTTGGAGGTGCATTAAACGGAGCATCAGGTGGTGCGATAGGTGGAGCAGTAGGAGGTGCTGTTTCGGGTGGTGTAGCTGGTGCAGTAGGAGGTGGTATTGGTGGAGGATTAGGTGCTGGTATCGGCAGTAAACTTGGTGGAGGATTAGGTGCTGGTATTGGTGGGGCTGTAGGTGCGATTGGTGGAATTGCATTGGCTAAGAAGATAAAATCTGGTATTGGAAAACGAATTAAAACGGTAAAAATACCTAAACCACCTACGACAGAACAAATAAATAACAAAATAAATAATACAATCCCAAAAATTTAATGATAATTATATAGTGTATGAAAAGTAATGAATTAAAAGAAATAATCAGAACAGTAATTAAAGAAGAATTGGATAAAACATTACCTACATTAATTCCAAAGGTATTGACTGAAATTCTTTCTGGAAAACAATCTAATGTGATTCAATCAAATCAGATTAATAAAACTCCAGTTCAAGAATCAGTTCAAAAACCAAAAGAAGTTAAGAAATATTCAAGCAATCCAGTTTTAAATGAAATTTTGAATCAAACCGTTGTAAAAATACCAAATGAAGGTTCGATAGCTGGACTTGATTCTAATTTTAAATCACAAGCATTTGCGGGTATGCAAATAAACGAAACTGTAGAAACACCACAACCAGTTGCGCCAGTAACTGAAGAACAAGGTAAAGTAATGAATGTTCTTAACAGAGATTTTAGAAGTTTAATGAAAGCGGTAGATAAAAAGAAACAATCCGGTTCTATAGGTTCTGGAATGGTATCAATGGGATAATATGAATCCGATAGGACTTACATTGCCACTACAAATTGGTAGAAATGGATATTTTGAACAAAGTTATGATACTTTGACTCAAGTAAAAGCCAATATTACTAATTTGTTAAGAACAAAAAAGGGTGAAAGACGAATGAATCCCAATTTTGGTTCTGGTTTACAAGAATATCTATTTGAACAAAATATTATAGATTCTCCTGATATAGTCAAACAAATTATTACGGATGAAATCAATAATTATGTTCCGGGTGTAACTGTAAATAAAGTGGATATTGGTATATCAAATCAAGAAAAAAATGAACTTACAGATAGTTATATATTATATATAAAAATACAATTTACGGTTAACAATCAAACAGATACACTTAATTTGACAGTTAATCAAAATAATATATAATTATGGCAGATACTATACAAAAGTCTTTTAATGGTTCCCGAAGAGAAATTAAATATCTCAATAGGGACTTTTCTTCTTTCAAATCATCTTTGATCGAATATTCAAAGACATATTTTCCAAGAACATACAAAGATTTTAGTGATGCATCTCCTGGTATGATGTTTATTGAAATGGCATCTTATATTGGCGATGTTCTTTCATATTATACAGATTATCAATTTAAAGAAAGTTTAATGCCATATGCAGAAGAAAGAAAGAATGTTCTTGCATTAGCAAACTATCTTGGATATAAAACAAAACCAACTAAATCTGCTACTACAAACATTGATTTATATCAATTAATACCTGCTACTAAAGATTCTAATAACAATTATATTCCAGACAACAATTATGCTCTTAAAATAAGAGAATATATGGAAGTGTCAAATGAAAGTGGTGTGAGTTTTATAACGACTGATCCTGTTGATTTTTCTCTTGATAGTAAATTTTCTCCTAGAGAAGTAACTGTTTACTCAAGAGATGATTATGGAGTACCACAATTTTTCTTATTGAAGAAGTCAACAAAAGTTATTGCTGGAAAAATTACAACCGCATCATTTACTGTGGGTACATCAGTTCCATTTTATAAAATATCATTATCTGAAAATAATGTTATTGATATAATAGATGTAAAAGATAGTGATAACAATAGATGGTATGAAGTTGATTATTTAGCACAAGATTTAGTATTCACTGAAACTGAAAACACGGAATTTACTAATGATAGTTATGTTCAATATTCATCTGAAGTTCCTAAGTTAATTAAAAGTTTTAAAACATCAAGAAAGTTTGTTGTAAATGTTACAGCTAACAATACAACATATCTTGAGTTTGGTGCTGGTACAGATGCAACTTCTGATGAAGTAATATATCCAAATTCAGAATTAGTTGGGGTGGGATTACAAAATATCAGCAATTTGAATTTAAATTATGATACCAGCAAACTACTAAATTCAGAAACATTCGGACAATCTCCTTCTAATACAGTATTGACCGTACAATATTTGATTGGTGGCGGTTTAGTATCTAATTCGCCATCTGATACAATTAAAAATATATCTTCTGTAACATATCTAAATGATACTACAGGATTAACACCATCCCAAAATTCACTATTAACTACTATAAAAAATTCATTGAGGATATCTAATCCAAATCCTGCAGTTGGTGGTCAAAATGAAGAAAGTGTGGAAGAAATAAGACAAAATGCTTTGGCTAATTTTGGTTCACAAAATAGAACAGTAACAGTAGATGATTATATTTCTAGAGTATATTCAATACCCCCTAGATTTGGTTCTATTGCAAAAGTAATGGTGATACCAAATTCGGATTTGTCTATTTCAACCAATCAAACATTATTAAGTGGATTTGTAAATAATGATAATGAAACAACATTAATTAATAATAGTCTAGAAAATAACTTTAGAAAAGTAAATTTTGATGTATCAAATCCATTTAGTTTAAATTTATATGTTTTGAGTTATAATTCAAACAAAAATTTGACTCAAATTAACGACGCTTTAGTTTATAATATCAGACAATATCTACAAAAATATAAGATCATTTCAGATAGTATTAATATAATAGATGGATATATTATTAATATTGGTGTAGATTTTAAAATTTTAGTTTATAATAATTTTAATAAAAAAGAAGTTTTAGATCAATGTCTCCAAAAAGCTAAAGATTTCTTTAATGTTGATAAATGGTATTTTAATCAACCAATTAATATAAATCAATTTGAATTGGAATTGGCTAAAATTGAAGGTGTACAATCTGTTGCCGAAGTAAAATTTAAAAATCTTACACAAAATGATGGAGATTATTCACCGCATGAATATAATTTGTCCGAAGCAACTCATAATAAGATTATATATCCATCATTAGATCCGTCCGTATTTGAAGTAAAATATCCAGATAATGATATCAGAGGTGCAGTAATTTAATAAATTTATCATTAAAAGTCTTATAAATTTCATACTTATATTTATATAATAGAGTATGCACACATTTATATTTCCAAAACAAGACACATTCATAACTAATGAAACTGGTTATGCCGATAAAAATTTTGGAATTGACGAAATTTTAGAATTAAAAGCACAAAATCAATTAGTAAGTAATGTAACTTTTTACAGTTCAGCAAGTCTTTCTGGTAGTTACTCAACTTTTGATGTATTGAATTACACAGGAAGTATTTCTGGAAGTTATATATCAGGAGCCGCAGAATCCTCAAACATATATGGCAGTGGATCATCACAATTCAGATCAACTAATTATAATGGATATGTATCGGGAACATATGGTGCAGGTATACCAATAACATCAAGTTTAACTAATTATAATGGTCCAGTAACAGGTAGTATTAGTGGAAGTATAGTAGGATCTTTCACTGGTTCAATTTTCTTTGCTAGTGGATCTTTAACTAATTTTGATGGTTGTATAAATGGAACATTACAAGGTACACAAAGCGTATATGATCCAATTACAAATTTTACAAATGATCCCGAATTTAGTAGAATTTTGATTCAATTCGATTTAACTTCGATTTCAAGTTCTCTTTTGTCGGGAGATATAAATAATGGCTCTAAATTTTTCTTAAAATTAAAATCATCTTCTACAAGTGAAGTGCCATTGGATTATAAAATATATGCATATCCAGTTAGCAAGAGTTGGGATATGGGTACAGGAAGATATGATACTGAAGGATTAGGTAGTTTTGGTGCTAGTTGGTATTATAATACTACACAGAATACATCTAGTTTATGGTACAGTCCAACCGCCTCTTCAGTTACATATAATTTCAGTGATTATTTATTGACATCAAGTTTGGGATCATCTTCATTCCAAAATGGTGGAGCTACTTGGTTTTATAATGTACCTTCAACATATTCGCAACCAACATCAAATACATCATCATCTTTTTATAACACTTTAAGTTCGTCTGTTTATATATCTTCGTTTTGTTCGTCGTCATTAAGTGGCAGTTCATTAATATGTTCACAATCATATTCTTATAGTACTTCCGATATTTATATGGATGTTACGCCAATTGTTAAAGGTTGGATATGTGGATGTGTACCAAATAACGGATTTATTTTAATTAGTTCACTTGAATTGATTCAATCAAATGATATAAATTCTAGTATTAGATTCTTTAGTAAGGAAACAAATACAATTTATCAACCATATTTGGATGTAAAATGGGATGATAGTACATATTCATCAGGCAGTTTAATACCACTAACAGGATTTAATCCATATACAGTAGTTGTTAAGAATGTGGGTAGAGAGTATAAATTTGGAAGTATACCTCGTATAAACATATTTGCGAGAGAAAAGGCACCACTAAAGAACTTTGTTAAAGGATATCAACAAAGTCAATATTTAAGTTCTAGTTTGTTACCTTCTGATTCTTATTATGCTATTAAAGATAATGAGAGTGAAAATTTCGTAATTGATTTTGATGATTATACAAAATTAAGCTGTGATGGTGCAATTCATTATTTTAGATTGGATACAACTGGTTTACCTGTAGAAAGATATTACAGAATTTTAATAAAAACGGAAATTAATGGTGAAACTATAATATTTGATAACGGAAACATATTTAAAGTATCAAGATGAGTATACAATCACAAATTAATGATTTTTTATTGACAGGCCAATTCACTAATAATATTGATGAATTTGGTAATGTAAACTTATATGTTAGTTCAAGTGAAGCAAATGAACAATACATTGTATTTGAATTGATAAATTTTAATTATAAAAAAGATGAAATTGAAAATTTGTATGATGTAAATATCACTGAAATACAAACAGAAACTGTTGTTCAAAAACAAGTATTGGATCAAACATTCTTAAACGAATATAATAAAGTATTAAGTGAAAATCAAGATTTGAAGGAAAGATTAAATCAATTAGTTGATGAAGTACAATCTGATCCTTCCAAATCACAATTAAGTGCGGCTAGAGATTTAATAGTAGAATTAAGAATTAAATTAAAACAAGGAACTAAATCTGAAGATTTTTCTGATCAATTTCCATTTAATTTAAAATCTGAAAATGAATAATTTATGGCATTTCCATTTCCAACAATATCATCAAATAGTGGATCACTAAATAGTGGTTCTTACTTTTTACAAAACGATTTGGATACATTTGTTGATGTACCATTTCAAGAATATTATTTTGGAAATTCTGAACAAGATATTATTGAATTTAGTGTATACGATATCGATGGTAACATCAATATATGGAAATACTTGCCGGTGTCAACAACATATACTGTATTAAATAAAACATACAAAGATGTTGACAATAACACACTAACTTATAATTACAAACAATACAATAGCAGTTATACTATTGCATTCAATAAAAATATATTATTAAGTACACTCCAAGATTTTTCCGGTTCAAATATTAATTCCGGCAACCATGTTGCAAGTTACAATTTTATAAGAAATGTTGCTGGCAATCCCGATTATCAACTTTATATCAAAGAAATTTCTCCAAGTAGACGAGAAATTAAACTTACACCTTCATTCAAATTAGATTTAACAAGTGAAGAAAATATACTTACAAATCTTCAATATCAAGCATTTGCAAGAAAAGCAGTATTGATTAGAGATACGATTCCTTTGTTTAATTACTTTTTGGATTCGTATCAAATCTATAAAAATAACGACTCATTAATTAATAATAATAAACCAATTTTTACATTATTAAGAACCAATTTTGGATTTAAATCTGATGCGGACATACTTGCATTTTTAGATGACACTTATAATGGATTTAATCGTCCTTATGTAAATTCTCAAAACGGACAATTGATACAAAATAGTTTTGAAGGTACTAAAAATTATATTAAAGATTGGTTGTATACTTACTACAAATCAATTTATTCATTTGAACAGATTAAAACTCAATTTAAGTACATAGTTCAAAAATCGATATCACTTAGATTAAATCAAATCAATTCTTATTATACTAGTAACATTGAATTAACAACGCAAGTTGAAAATTTTATTATAGATTTATTCTTTACAAATTTTATTTCAAATGTAGTTGATACTGTTCAAGTTTACCATGACAATAAATTATATGCATATTTGAAAAATGCATTGAATTTTGGAAACGACATATTTTATACAATATTAAACTATACATTTGTAGAAGAAAACGGTAATACAAATATAATTGTAAAATTATTTGATGAATTACCATTAAATATTTCGTTAAGAGATAAATGTTGGATATCAAATATTTCACTTGTACCTGCAATTCAAAAGTTTGTAATTAATGTTCCTGCAGTTAAAAGAAACTTTAGGATATCAGGTCCAAATTTCAAAGTACCAATTGATTCTTATAAGAGTACGCCTGTTAATTATCAAAATTCCAATGATTTAAAATTAGATAACAACACAAGAAACGATGTTGAATTTTATAAGAAATTAAATAATCTTAATGTAGATTATTCGGATTTTTCAAATTTCATTGTATTCAGTTCTGCAGAATTGAGAACCAAGTTATTTTTAAACAAAGTAACCTCTATTAATCAACTCAATAAGTCAATTAATTCTATATTGACTACTCTATCCGCATCTGCTGCAAATAGTGCATCGTCTTATACATTATTAAGTTCGTATCCATTTATTAGTGCATCATATGCCGAAGAAGTAAATCAATACCAATCACAATTAAATACTATATTTAATTCGTTTGACGGGTATGATTCATATCTCTATCAAAATATTACATTGGTAAGTGGTAGTACAACATCATTTGTTAGTGGTGCATATGTACAAAACTACAATTATCCAGATTATATTGAAAATGCAATTGAATTTGACAAGAACAATAGAGATAGTCTTGTAAATAATACACCTGAATATATTCTTTTAGATGATAATAATACCGATTATTTGATATTCTTATCAATGATTGGTCATCATTTTGATAACATTTATTTGTATATTAAGAATTTCCCAACTCAACAATATGTTGAAAATAATTTGTCATCAAGTTATGTAAGTACAGTAGCAAATACATTATTACAACAATTTGGATGGAACCCAATTAGTTCATTTGATAATTCATCAATCGAAGCTAATTATTTGACGGGATCAAACGCTTATTCTGATTATGACAAATTAAAGATAATTTGGAATAGAATTCTAAAGACTCTTCCATTGATTTATAAGACTAAAGGAACCGAAGAATGTATTAGAGTAGTATCTAACATCTATGGAATTCCTCGTAGTCTATTGAATGTTAAGGAATATGGCGGTAATAAGATATCCGATGAAGACAATTCATCCTACACATATCAAAATAAATATTATTTTACAAAATATACTAGAAATGGGGATGCAATAGTAATTCCAGTATCCGGGTCATCCAATTATGTCAATTCAATCGAATTCAAATTTAGAATTGATTCTGATTATATATATCCGCAAAATACTAAAGTTTATTTGTTGAAAAGTGGAACTTCAAGTTGGGATGTAACAATTAAGAAAGAAGTAAAAGATACATTTGGAAAATTAAAATTTGATTTGTCTCCATCAGGAGCACCAACAGACTACATTGAAAGTGATTCTTTACCATTGTTTAATGGTAATGTATTCAATGTATTGATTAAACAAACCAACTTATCCGCAAGTTATGATAGTGGATCGGGAGGACAATTGCCATATCAATATTCATTGAGAGTAACATCTGTTGATAATGGAGAAATTATTTTTGATAGTAACAAATCAATTATTACTGCTACCGAAGCAATAAATTATTCATTTAACGACATTGGTTTACTTTATGTAGGAAATTATACAGGTGGAGGTAATTTATTCCAAGGAAATATTGATAAAATAAATCTATGGAAACATGAATTAGACGATGAATCATTTATAGAACATTGTAAGAATTTTGATTCATATAAAACTAACGATGATAGTACAACTTATGATAATTTGTATTTTAGATATAGTTATGATTATCCAGTTAATATGTACACTGGTTCATTCTTTATTGTAAGAAATGCAAATAAATTATATTCACAATATAGTGCATCTGCATATAACTTTGCACAAAATACTACAACTCAATCGAATTGTTTAACTGTTTCCGCATCACTTTATCCATATCAATTTGATGAAATTGAAATTAATCAAAACATTAAATTGGGACAATATGGTCCAAATAAATTTAAGAATACAAAGATTAATAAAGCAACACAAACAGTTGAGGCTAGATTAATGTCTAATGAAACTAGTGTTGTAAACAACTTAGTAACTACTGATTCAAATTTATTAGCAGTCTATATTTCTCCATTTAAAGTAAGAGATGATGATATTTTGAACTTTTTGGGTGAACATGATATAATGGACTTGATTGGTAATCCATCTAACATTTATTCTGATAATTATGAAAGTTTACAAACATTAAGAGACAATTATAACAAGTATAATTTATCTGAACAAGTTTTGTATCAAGAGTTTATGACTCTATACAAAAACTATTTTGACGGTTCTTTTTTTGAAACAGTAAGACAATTACTTCCTGCAAGAAGTAAAGTTATAGATGGTATATTAATCGAACCTAGTCTTTTGGAAAGAAATAAATATCAAAATCTTCCTATAGACAGTGCTATTGCATATGATTTAAGTAGTTCATATCAACCATTAAGAAATTTTTCTGCATCATTTGAAAGAAATTATAGAAGTACTAGTCAAGTTAATTTAAGTAAAAATGGATTAAACTTCCCATTAACTTCTTCTACATACGGTTCATTGACATCATCAATGCATCCCGCATCATATACATCTAATAATTACACAACATTCCAGTTCTCTAGTTTAAATTATGATAAAAGATTGAGTATATTTGATATTAGTGGATCGTTTTTTGATAGATATGAAAGTAATTATATCTATAGAAACAATAAAAAGGTGTATTTATTTGGTAGAAACCCAAATACTAATTTGGAAAATTCTAGCAGTAAGTTCGTAAATACATATTCATATGTAAATACAAATTCGTCATCTTTATTTAATACATATGATAACAATTCATCGGTTTTTGATGTTGAATCATATCCAGTAGGACATTATTCATTGAAGAGAAGAATTTCAAGATTTTCAACTAATCAATATTTCGTAAATTCACCAACTGGTTCGTTTTATAAAAAATCTAGTCAAACTAGATATACAACTGTAGATGATGAAGGAAACAGTGATAATTCATCACCAATTGAAAGAACTCAAATAAATTTACAAGTTTCTGAAAATTCATTGATTAGTTCATAAAAAAGATTTAATGAATAATATTTATTGATAAATATACTTATATTATATGGCATATCTAGATAACAAAACAATAACAGTTGATGCGATTTTAACCCAAAAAGGTAGACAATTGTTAGCAAAGAACGGTTCTTTGAATATTACATCATTTGCACTTGCGGATGACGAAATTGACTATAACTTATATAATTCAACACATCCACTTGGTAGTGCATTTTATGATATAGCTATTAGAAATACACCTGTGTTGGAACCATTTAGTGATGAAACACAAGTAATGAAATATAAGTTGGTAACATTACCGTCAGGAGTAACAGCAATCCCAGTAATTTCTATCGCACAAACGAGCATTGTAACAGATAGACTAAACACAAGTGAATTTATAATTTCACCAAGTACTAATCCTACATACAACACAACATTGGGATATACTGCTATATTGGGTAATAAAAATGCAGGAACATTGTTGGTAACCGAAACAAATAGTATTAATTCTACTAGTGCAACTGTTCCAAGTTTTGCAGGTGATGCTGTTACTGCTGCTTCTCAAGTAGTAGTTGGTAACAAATTCAAATTTGTACCAAATAACGCTTTGATATCTACTATAACTACAACATTAACTATTATTGGAAATGAAAGTGGTGGTAGTTTGACAATTCCAGTGACCATTACAGTTCCAACTACAACCGCTTAATAAAATATGATTTTTAAAAACTTTGAATCTACAGATATCGTAGCCGGAAGAATCAATAAAGTTTCTTCTGGATTTTGGGTTGACGGCAATTATGCTGTAACACAATCATCTTTTACAACATCATCTACTCAAGTAGTATTGACTGGTTCAAACCAATATGATGTTCAAAATGGGTTGTATTATTACAATGTATATTACCAAAACCAACCACATTTTTCAATAACATACGGTGATTATTATGGATCTGGTTCATCTATAACAGATTCAACTGCATTATATATTCGTCCAACCCAAGCAATTTATAATCAATATAAGAATGTATTATTAACACCAGATGATACTTTCTTCAATTTTAAATCAGGCAATTATACCGTTGCTACATCTATTGATTCTACAACATCAGTAACTAGTTCTGGTATAGTAGTATTGAATTTTTCTGCTGATAAATACAAAGATCGTGTGGATGAAGGTCAAATTGAATTTAGTATTAGTGGTGCTAATGGTCAGTTTACATTTATTGATGACTCTTCAGTAGTTAAGAAACAATTGGATGTTTACAATATTATTAGTGGAAGTGTAAATGATGGTGTGCCATCTGCATACTCAAATGGTGGTGTGATCACATATAATTCTATTGGATTATTTTATCCAAAGACTGGAACAGTAGTATTAAATGCAGGTGCGATTAGTTCATCTGTTGGTGTATCTTTGACTGGATCGTTCGCAACAGTTGCGGATCAAACCAATACATATGCATTGAATCAAAGAACTATGTTCCAAGCAATTACTAAATGTACAACAAAGACATTTAAAGTAAGAAAATCTGAATATTTGCCATCCGCTCAATATTTCGTAAGAGTAAAGAATCAAGACTACAATTATACTAATAATCCAACATTTATTGCAAATGGTACTACTGATAGTTTGAATGGTGTAGTATTAGCAAGAGGTTCTATTAAGATCAACGATTTTGTAAACAATCCTACAACATATATTACTACTGTTGGTTTATATGATAGTGATAATGAACTTGTAGCTGTTGCAAAATTGAGTCAACCAACACAAAAAACTTTTGATAGTGAATTGTTGATTAGAGTTAGACTTGATTTTTAAACTAATGGATAAATGATAAAAAGTTTAAATAGAGATGATGTCCAAGTTACCCCATTTGTTGCCAAAAAACTCTGGAATCCTACAAATATTGAAGCTACAGATTTGATATTATGGATGTCCGGATCATTAAGTGGGTCGATATCTCATATTTATATTGATTATGGTGACGGTACAAGTTTACCTACAACAAATAGTTATTGTGATTTAGCATTACAACAACAAAGTGATGATTTTGTTCAATATCATCGTGGTTTAAATATTACTGGTACATTTTTTCCAGTTGGAAATCAATATTATAATTCATCATCCAATCCAACTAATACTGACGGTACTTATATGCGATTAGTATATAATACCAATAAACAATTATTTTATAATACTTATAATAATCCAGTTCAATTGTGGGGAGTGGAAAATTTCAATTTAAACACTACATATAGACTTTTAACGGATGTAATGGATGTATTTACAATTCCCAGAATTAAGTTTGGGGAAAAGATTTCACCTTATAGTGTAACAATAATTGACGATCAAGATGATGCTAATTACATAATTGTAGATGATGGAAATGAAAATTTAATACTTAGTGGAAGTTATTTTTCTACTTATCAAGAAATAGAATTCACTGATATATGATTGATCCAATTTATAAATTAAAAACAGGATATTCAATTGCTGCGGATGGTGATTATGTTGCAGTTGGAAATCCAACATCTTTTTTATCTGGATCGTTTGTATTAAATAATAAAGGGTCTGTAGAAATTTTCAAATATTCAAAAACTACAGATTTATACAATCCCAATTTTATTTTTTATAAATACATAAATCCTGATGATTTTCCTGGTTATTTATCCGCTGATACTAGTAGTTTAGATACAACATATATTAATGCAGATACATCGTCTGTTCCTGTTTTAGGATTAAACATAGAAATAGATTTAGGAGGATGGAATCCTATTATTTATGATGATTCATATGGTGTATCAGTAGATGTATCTGGATCTGTAGTAGTAATCGGAAATCCATATTATAGATTTTCATTAATTACAGGATCTATTGTTTATACCGGTTCTTGTGTTGATATATACGATTTATCCGATTATTCAAGCAGTTATGTTTCTGGAACGATCTATTATCCAAAATATAGTATTACAAATTCTTTTGATAATTTAGAATATTCTACATTTGGTGAATCCGTTTCAATTTATGAAAATAAATTAGTAATTGGATCAAGTAAAAATAATTGTGCTTATATATACACTCAATCTCTTGGTGTATGGAGTCATTATCAAACACTATCTCCCGGTGGATTACCTGCGGATTATTATTATGGAAGTGTAGTTAAAATCGATCCAAGTGGATCAAATAGAATAGTTGTTGGTAACAAATCTACTGGTAGTGCGGTTTATGTATATGAATTAAATACGACTACAAATCAATGGGAACAAAATGATATCTTAGATCAAGATAGAACTATTACCGGATCATTGAATTTTATAGATACAAAACCATATTTTCCAGGCAGTCAACCAAGCGGCAGTAATTATGGCAATTCAGTAGCTATATACGGTGATACAATCATAATAGGTTCACCAAATGACATGTATTATTATGAATGGAGTGGATCTACTGTTTTAAGAAATAGAGGAGCAGTTTATTTTTGGAAAAAATGTTCGGATGAAACCGATTGGTATTTGTTGGAAAAATCATTTGGAAATGAAAATATTCTGGAATCAAATAATTTAGGATATTCAGTTGACATTTATAATGGCAATGCGATTGCTACTAGTATAAAAGATATTAGTCAATTTAGTTCTAGTTATATTAAAAATACAATTAATAAAAGATTTGATTGTAATCCAAATGATAGTGTAATTGATACATTAGGTCAATTTGTTTACTATACTTCATCACTATCTACATCACTATGGGAAATTAAGTCCGTAATAACTAAAAAGAAACAATATGGTTACCCATATACAACATTTGGATATAGTTCAGCAATTACAGATAATATAGTGTCTATTGGTTCTCCATTATTCTTGGTAAATCCAAATGAAATAACATCTTCTGTATATGACACCATTAACGGTTATTCATACATTTATAATTTTAATGATATTGTTACTAACTATCATATCGGAAATGTGTTTTATAGAGACGGTAAGATTATTTTATCAAATAGTGGATCTATTTTTGATAATTTATTAAAAAATCGTTCTAATCCTCTAGAATCTAAGTATAATATTGAATACAATAGTAATATCAAAATATATGAAAAACAAGTTTTTTGTAGAATTGAACCTGGAGAATTCAACTACAGTACAAATCCTACATCATTAATTCCAAATACATTTGATTTTGATATTGATAATAATAAAGTATTTGATTTTACCGATTTGGATTTGATTTTGAAGTATATCAATTATCAAATTAATAATTCATATAATTGGTGGAATTATATGACATTCACAAACGAAGAACAATCATTATTTGACTTATATTCGGTAAATTATAATATTTCATCAAGTTATACTAGTGAATATAATTCAAATTTAATTTCAAATTATAATAATTTTGATATTGATGGTAATAATAAAGTTAATTTGAACGACATGTACATACTTTGGAAGTATTTTAATAATAATTTAAATCAAACCGAATTATTTAAATATGTAGAACCAAAGTCTACCAGAAAAACAGTACAACAGATAGTAAGTTATATTGAAGAAAAGTCTGGGAAATTTGGTGACAAATCAATAAAAGAAGAATTTTTCGGATTCAATTATAGTTCATCAATTGACCCAACTGGTTCGTATTTAGCTCCATATATAACAACTGTAGGACTTTATAGTGGTGCAGATTTAGTTGCGGTTGCTAAATTGGGTATGCCAATTAAAAATACCGGTGAATTACCATTAAATATTTTGGTAAAATGGGATATTTAAACATATTTATAAAAAGAAAGTATAATATATGCCAACACCAGTAAATAGAGAATCTTTAAACAAGGGTCTAGAAGAAAGATATAAAACTCAAAGTTCAGGAGGTGCATTTAATGCTAAGGACATTAATACCAAACCAGATTCTATAACAACTGGTCCAAATCCTTCTGCAAAAGGTCAACAATTTACTATTGATAAAGGCGGTTTTAGAGTAAAACAACCAATTGGATTGTCAAATTTAGCAGATGTTCCAGATAGAAGAAATAGTACATCTAAAGAATTATCAAGTTATGTTAAAGGACTTGATACAAGAAAATATAAATAAGTTATGCCAGCACCAATTAATAGAGAATCTTTAACTAAAGGTTTAGTAGAAAGATATAATACTCAAAAAGTTGGTGGCGCATTTGATGCTAAAAAACCTACTCCTGATATTTTTGGAAAATTAGAAAAAGATTGGACTCCACCAGGCTTCGGTGGAATACCACCAGGTATTGGAATTGCAGGAATTAAAAAAGGTAAATCTAAGTACATAGAAAATTTTACTAATAAAAATTACGCACCTAATAAAAAAGGTTGATATGTATTTTAAATGGTTATATTAGGTCTAGATTCATCTACATCAGTTACAGGTTGGGCATTTAGTAAAGACGGAAAAGTCTTAGATGCCGGTTATATTGATACTAAGAAATTTGAAACGACAAAAGAAAAAACTTTTTTTGTTATATCAGAATTAGAAAAAAATCCACTAATTAAAGATATTACTGTCATTAACTTGGAAGCTGCTTTGAGTGGATTTGCTGGTGGGTTTACCAGTCAACAAGTTATCATCACACTAGCAAGACATAATGCTGTTTTTGCTTATATTATTGAAGAACACTTTAAAGTCAAGGTTAATTTGTTGTCCGTAAATACCATGCGTAAACAGTTATTTGGTAAATGTAGGATTAAAGGTATCAAATCCAAAGACTTTGTTAAAGCTGAATTAGAATCACTATGTCCAGATGTCGTAAAATTTACAGTTCTTAACAAAAAGGGTAACTGGGATGAACGAAACGGTGATATGTATGATGGCATAGTTTGTGCATTGTATAAAGATGAACCGCAACAAAATAATAGAGTTAGCAAAAAAGATAAAAGCATTAGCCGAAAAGGGTAAAGGTGGCGAAAAAAATGCGGCTAAAGAAAAATTAGAAAAGATATGTGAAAAATATAATATATCTGAGAATGAAATATCTATATCAGAAGAAAGAAAAAATTATTACATTATAATAAATGATTCAAATGAAAGAGAATTATTAATTAATGTATCATGTATGATATTGGATGTTCCTGGGTTCAAATGGAAAGAAAAAAACAAGTGTGTCTGCATTCATCTTACTCAAATAGAATATGACAATATTACAAGTGCGTTTGAATATTATAGAGACATGTACAATGACTACAAAAGATATTTAATACAAGGAATAATTTCTAGACATGCGATTGGTTATATACCAAAACCACAAACATATACCCAAGAAAATGTTATGTATCCAGATATTCCACAGACACCTCCTACACCAGAAACTGAAGATATTTCTGAAGATAATAAAAGTGAGAAATCCGAAGAAAGTAACGATAAATCTTCTAGTAAGGATAAAAAATCCGAAGATGTTGTTAAAGAGACACCAATTGATCCGATCAAATTGATGAAGATTGCAGTTGCATTGGATAAAAAACTCTGGGTTAAAAACGATCCAAATAAAAAGTTGATAGAATAAAAGTTTTACTGTAAAGTATCATTGATGTTGTTATATCAAGAAACAATAATATCTGTTTTAAATAAATTGCTGAATCAGACTCCCAAGATTCGTAAGGGAACTGATGCAGTTTATCATTGTCCTTCTTGTAAACATTATAAAAGAAAACTAGAGATCAATTTACATACAGGCAAATATAATTGTTGGGTATGCGGATTCAGTGGAACAAGTTTCAAGACTTTATTTAAGAAACTAAATGCACCAGGTGAATATTACACATGTATCGGATTAAGTCAGAAATCATTTTCTAAAAAGCCGATTACCGATTTTGTTATTTCATTTGAAGATGAACCAGAAGAACAAAAATTGGTAAGATTACCCAAAGAATTTAAACCTATAAGTGAACCAATAAACGAATTGGAATATAAACATGCAGTAAAATATCTTAAATCCAGAAATATTACCAAAAATGATATAGTAAGATATAATATTGGGTATTGTACTGAAGGTGATTTGAAAAACAGAGTGGTAATACCATCATACGACTGTAATGGTATATTAAATTTTTACACTGCTAGAAGTTTTTTTGAAACCAAAGGATTAAAATATGTTAGTTGTTCAGCATCAAAGAATATAATTGGGTTTGAATTGTTTATTAACTTTGAACAACCGATTACTTTGGTTGAAGGTCCATTTGATGCAATTGCAGTTAAAAATAATTGCATACCATTGTTTGGAAAGACAATGAGCAAACAGTTAAAATTAAAATTATTAGAAAACGATGTTCCGATGGTACATATTTTATTAGACAATGATGCGATAAAAGATTCCATCAAAATATGTGAATTTCTAATTAAAAATAGTATTCCAACAAAACTAGTAATGTTAGATGGTAAAGATCCAAGTGTAATAGGTTTTGAAAAAACTTGGCAAATGATAGATAGTTGTGATACTATGGATTTCGAAAAGTTGTTTAAGTTAAAACTAAGAATATAATATGGTAAAATATCTTAAATCAGATATAAAAGAGTTCAAGAATGTGTTTCATATTGCTGATATTCATTTGCGTCTTACAAAAAGACACGATGAATACAATCAAGTATTTGAAAGATTGTATAAAGCAGTAGAAAGGACACCCGCAGAAACTGTAGTTGCTGTTTTAGGAGATGTTTTACATTCTAAGAGCGATCTTTCACCGGAATGTGTAAAGATCACTACTGAGTTTCTACAAAATCTTGCTGACAGAAGACCAACCGTATTAATCGCTGGTAATCATGATGCTACTTTGGCTAATAAAAATAGATTGGACAGTCTAAGTCCTATTGTTGATGCAATCAATCATACAAATCTATTTTATCTAAAAGATTCAGGTCTTTATATTCTTGGAGATATTTTATTTAATCATTATAGCGTATTTGATGAACCAGATAAGTATATCAAGTTCAAGGATATTCCAAAGATTTATCTAAATGAAACTCGTTACAAAATTGCTTTATTTCATGGTCCAGTAAACAATGCAATTACTGATGTAGGATATAAAGTTGCAAGTAGAACCATTACAAATGAAATTTTTGATGGTCATGATATTGTATTGTTGGGTGATATTCATAGACATCAAGTTTTAAATCAATCCGATCCAATCATTGTCTATGTAGGTTCATTGATTCAACAGAACCATGGAGAAGAACTAAAAGGACATGGATTTGTATTCTGGGATTTAAAGACCAAAGTATTCAAACACTTTGAAATTCCAAATGATTATGGTTTTTATACAGCTGAAATAAGCAAAGGAAAATTGCTTACTGACATTTCTGATATGCCTAAAAAGGCAAGATTAAGATTGAAATGTTTTGAAAGTGTTGCGACTGAAGTTAAATCTGTATTATCAACAATCAGAGAAAAATCTGATGTCACAGAAGTGGCTTATGTTCGTGTAGATTCACCAAATTCATCATCTAGCAATATCATTGATAATACTAATTTTAATTTGAGTGATGTATCAGATGTTGATTATCAAAATAAGTTAATTACAGAATATCTTAACAATAAGAATTTTAATCCTTCAAAAGATACACTTGATAAGATTTATAAAATCAATAAGGATTTAAATGCAACTTTGGAAAAAGAATCCGTCGTAAGAAATATCAGATGGAAACCAAAGAAGTTTGAATTTGATAATATGTTTAGTTACGGTGAAGAAAATGTCATTGACTTTACCAAAATGCATAATGTAGTTGGACTATTTGCTAATAACGCATCTGGTAAATCAAGTATATTGTCTGCTTTATCTTTTTGTATTTTTGATAAATGTGATAGAGCATTTAAGGCATCTCATATTCTTAATACACAAAAGATGTCATTCCGTTGCAAATTTAACTTTGAAGTTAACAGTGTAGATTTCTTTATTGAAAGAAAAGGTAATGCAGATAAGAAAGGTAATGTTAAAGTAGATGTTAAGTTCTGGAAAGAAGAGGGTGGTAAAGTAGTTGAACTTAATGGAGAAGCTCGTAGAAGTACTAATGACATCATTCGTGATTATGTTGGTACTTATGATGACTTTATTTTAACTGTTTTGAGCATTCAAAATAATAAAGTGGGTTCGTTTGTAGATATGGGTCAAACAGAAAGAAAAGATTTGTTGGCTCAATTTATGGGACTTACCGTATTTGATAGTTTATATAATGATGCGTCTGATAAAACCAAAGAAATCAATTCATTATTGAAGAACTTTAAGAATACTGATTACACTCAAAAGTTATTGAATTTAAATTCTGACATTGAGAACTTTTCTGGTTCGCTAAGAAATGAAAATGTTAATTTAGAAAAACTAACAGATAAAAGAGAGTCTGAAAATGAAAGACTTTTGGAAGAAACAAAGAAAATTATCAATGTTAATGGTAACATTGTTGATATTGTATCTCTTGAATCAAAGAAAGTTTTATTGAGTAATTCTATATCAACACAGTCATCTAGTTTAGATTCTTATAAAAATCAATTATCATCTATTGAATCTACATTTAAGGAATACGATGAAATCATAAAGAATTATGATATTGAAGATATTACAACTAAGTATGATTCACTTAAGGAATTAGAAAGTTCATTGAGTCAAAAAGAACAAGGTATTGAAAAGAAAAAGATTGTTGTTACATCCAAATTACAGAAACTAAAGAAATTGGAAGAACATAAGTATGATCCAAATTGTACTTTTTGTACAACCAATGTATTCGTTAAAGATGCAATTAAAACAAGAGAAGAACTTGAATCGGACAAAGTTGAAGCTCAAAATCTTGTTGGGGAATATACAAATCTTAAAAATAAAGTAAATGAATTGTCTTATATAAAAGATGATTGGAAAAAGTATAATGACACGCATAAATTGCATGTTGAAACACAATCCAAGATTAATAAATTAAATAATGAAATTTTAAAAATATCAAATAAGATTAGTTCTGATCAGAACAGTCTTATTAATATTGAAAATCAGATTGAAGAATATTATAATAACAAGGATGCGATTGAATTCAATAAGACAATTAAAGAAACAATTGATGTAATTAAGTCTAATATCAAAACAATTGATTTTGAAATTAAGAATGTGAACAATAACATTATTAGTTATAATACCAAGATTTCTGGATTAGAAGAACAAAGAAAAACAATTCAAAAGTCAATTGAAGATGTAAAGGTACTTGAAGTTGAATATGAAGCATATCAATTATATACAAATGCTATCTCTAGAGATGGTATTCCATATGAATTGATTAGTCAGGCTCTTCCAACAATTGAAAAGGAAGTTAATAACATATTAAACCAGATAGTTGAATTTACGGTAATCTTACAGACTGATGGTAAAAATGTAACTACACATATTAATTATGAGGATAAACGCTGGCCACTAGAATTGGCTAGTGGTATGGAAAGATTTGTTAGTTCATTGGCTATGAGAGTAGCGTTAATTAACATTAGTAATTTACCAAGACCCAATTTTATAGCTATAGATGAAGGGTTTGGATGTGCAGATGCTGATAATTTATCGTCTATGGGTGCTTTATTTGCTTTCTTAAAGACAAATTTTGATTTTGTATGGATTATCAGTCATTTGGATAGTATGAGAGATATGGTTGACAATAGACTTGAAATTAAGAAAGAAAATGGATTCTCTAAAGTTAATTATGTATAATTAATGGGTATATATATTTATAGTATATATGCCCAGCATAAAGACAGGTCAAATTTTAGGTTTATCAAGTCAAACTGTTAATATAGAAGATAAGACATACTTATCCGAATATTTTAACCTTACAGAGTTTTCACCTGAATTCTTTGTAGGGAAAAATGCGCTAGTAATCAATGGAAGTGATAAACTTAAAATTGGCGCAGAAATACTTACCGAAGCATTTGATGGTAATGGTGTACCTCTTTTTATAGAAAAAGCTATTAGTGTTGATCAATTAACAAACAAAAGAATTATTGTACTATCAATCTATGTCTATGAACAAAATTCAATTGGTTCTGGAAAGATAATTTTAGTATCTACAACCACAGATAATAAAACGGTAAGATGGACAGCAAATATAAATATAAATGTTAATAAAGTTACCGATTCAAAAATTAGATTCTATAATCAACCATTAATTGAAGTTGAACCAATATTATCTTATGCAGTATCATCATCCGTAGAAAACAATCCAAAAACAGTTACAGGCAGTTTTCTATCAACTGCAGTCCAACCTAAAGCAGATTTTGACATTCAAAAATTTGGATATAGAAAAAATCTTGTAGATTATAGAATTATTGATAATTCTGCAAATTTTAGTTCAAGTTTAAAAAATTTCCAAGTACAATTGTATGTCAATAAAATTAGAGATTATGCGAGTTTAAACGAAATCAGTGTCAATACTACATCGTCATTTTTAATTAAAGATGTATTAAATACTACTACATTAATTTTAGATACGCCATTTACTTATAATAATAAAGTTGCTACGATTACAAGTGGTAATTATAAAATTGTTTATAATGATATTACTTATAATTCCAATTTATTTTTATCTTCGTCTTATTTGCAAGAATCTTTGGGATTAAGTGGTGCAAAACAATATAAGAAGTTTTCTTATGCGAATATAATTTATAAAAATATTAATACTTTTACAGGTAAACCTGCAAAACATAAAGTTTATAGAAAAAGTTTAAGAACTCTTGGTGATTTTGAATCTGTAATTGATGAAACATTCGGTGATACTGAAATATTAAAAGATCCTGTTACACCAAATAAAGCATTTGAAAGATTAGGTGTATTTTTTAGCCAGTTTCATATAAATAATTTTTGGTTTACAAGTTCAAATGATTTGAATCTTAAATATGACAATCAAACATTCGTTGATGGATTAAAAATATCCGGTAGTAATCTAAATGGTACATATGCAATTGTAAAAGCAAATACATCATTTACAAACAGAAATGTTTCTTATTTGCCTTATGACGCAAATCAACAATCAGAACAATCAGGATCAAATTTTGACAGTAACTTTTTGGGTTTTTATAAAGATACAGATTATGTTTTATCATTCAGAACATCTGTAGTAGAAAAAGATTCTTCTGCAATTTCTAAATTAAAGTTTTATATTACTAGTTCATTACCAAGTGTAAGTAAAAATCTAGGATATGATTCAAATCGTGGTGTATTAATTGCTGAATTTGTTTATAGTGGAAGTACAACCGGAAAATATTTTGATCAAAAACAAAATTTTGAATTTAAATTTCCGGAAGATCTTTATGGTACTTTAGTTGTTTATCCTGAAAATGTCAAACAAATAATTGTATCTGACTTGTCAATAAAAGTTTCTGAATTGTATGGATATACTGGAAATGCATATTATGTAAAAGTTCCATTCCCAATAAATGTAGCTAATGAAGTATTTGAAATAAAATCTGAACTGTATGATGTAAACTCAAATCTTTCTTATACTAATTTAAGAACCGTTCAAGTTTTTGATCCGTCTGGCAGTAGTTCGCCTCCAGATATTGGAAGCAGTACGACGATTTCAACTGATAATTTAATTGTTACTTCAAGTATTACTTGGATTAGTCCAGATTGTATATCTAATAGTCCTGTTCCTTTTAATTATTTTCTAACTTGGGATTCTGGTTCCGGGAAAATTTGTGTAATGACTTCTAGTGCGGTTGCTTCTGGAAGTATTATATCTGGAAGTGGTGGCGGTAATATTACTTCTATAATTGGTGGACCAGGAGTAACTATAATAAGTGGATCTGGTCCGATAGTAACTATTAGTGCGAGTGCTGGTGGAACAGGAAGTGGATTTCCATTTACTGGAAGTGCAGAAATTACAGGATCTTTGACGGTTACAGGATCGATATATTCATATAATATTACCTCTAGTTTATATGGTACTGCTTCTTGGGCAATTAGTGCATC